GATCAACCTGGAAATGTCAGGGTGTTACTGGCGTATATACATTAGGTATTGCATCTGCCAATTCACTTGGTGGAATTAAAATTGGAAATAATTTGAGCATTGATGGTACTGGAGTTCTCAGTGCAGTAATGAATCTCAATAACGAGAGTATTTCCGAACTTACTGACGTTACTTTTAATAGTGTCACTCTTAATGGTAGTAGTGGTGGAGGTAAAGTTCTCGCATGGGACCAATCACTACAAGCATTTGCACCAGTTGACCAGTCAGGTGGCGGCGGTGGAGGAGGAGGTTCCTCTACATTTGTTGGTTTAACTGACACACCAGGTTCTATGGGATCTGCTGGGCAGTTCCTTACCGTTAACTCTGGTGCAAATGCACTTGAATTTACTGCTGCACCTGCAGGTACATTATCCGGATTAACTGATACTGATTTTACAACAGTTGCACCACAAGCAAATGACTTCTTAACATATAATGGAGCAGATTGGATTCCAAATCCTATATCTCTATTTGTCCTCAGTGATGTGTTTATCATATCTCCTTCTGATGGAGATGTCCTTACATATAACAACTCTGCTGCTCGGTGGCAAGCTGCAGCACCATCTGGTGGTGGTGGAGGAGCGGGTCTTACTAGTAGAGCAACTGCTAATGGAACTGCATCTAATCTTGCTGACGGTGGATATGCAAACATTGATATTACTGCAGCAAAAACATATGCACTCCTTAAGATTCAAACATCACACGCTGCATGGGTAACACTTTATACATCAGATACTACTAGAACTCAGGATCAAAATAGATTAGAAGTTACAGATCCTCAACCAGGATCTGGTGTAATTGCTGAGGTTATTACAACTGATGGTGCTACTCAAACAATTACTCCTGGTACTATTGGTTGGAATGATGATGGTACACCATCAACAACTGCTTATGTTAAGGTTGTAAACAAAAGTGGTAGCACTCAGAATCTTACGGTAACTCTACACTTTGTACAACTAGAGGTCTGATATGAAAGAATATATTGTCTCATGTAGATCATATGAAGATCTGCAGAGTCTCTATGATGACATGGAGACAGAAGGTGGTGCGTTACACATTCCAAATAGAGCAGTAGAACTTTTAAATCGTAGGTCAGTTAGTAGGAACACACACTACAAATTAACAGAAGAAGAATCTGTATTAGTTTCTCAGGATGAGAGAGTTATTTCTTGTGAGTTATCTCCTGACGAAATTGAGGGTTTAGAACCAGTACTCTGTGGATATACTAATCAAAGTCCATATGATATTGTTGGTGATTTTACAAAGTATAGTACTACCAATATCTCGGATCAAAATGATCGTCAGTGGGGACATCTTCATTCAGCTGGAACTATTGCTGAGAGACAGAAAGGTACTTGGGGAAATAATCAAAGAACAGTAGGTAAAGATGTAAATATTTTTAATGATGGTCGTCATGTTGATGTAGTTATTGTTGATGGTGAAGTTGGATTTGATTCTGATGAATGGGAAAGCGAAGCGGTTACTCCCGGACAAAGTAGATTTGTTTTGTATGATTGGTACGCACAACATCCTACTGTAGGTATAAGTGGTAATTATGCACACCCTCCTACCGGCAGTGCCGATGATCATGGATGTCATGTTGCAGGTACTGTTGCTGGAAAGTATTATGGATGGGCAAAAGAAGCAAACGTTTATGGACTCAGTTTTACTGGAGGTCATGGAACTTTAACAATTTTTGATTTTATACGAGAGTTTCATAAAAATAAACCAATCAATCCTATAACTGGTAGGAAAAACCCTACTATATCTAATAATAGTTGGGGATATAGTTATAGCAGTGATTGGAATTCTACTAATGTAAATTCTATTACTTATAGAGGAACTACATATAATTCAAGTAATCCCGGTCCTTCGGGGTGGACTGATGCAGGAATTGAAGCTGACTTTGGTGTTAGATATGATCCAAATGGATTTCCTTCTAGACAGACCGCTCTAGATCTAGATATTGAAGATGCTATTGCAGAAGGAATTGTTGTTGTTGGAGCTGCTGGTAATGCAAATCATTATTGTGTTCGTGAAGGTCATCAGGATTACGATAACGTAATGAATATAAGTGGATTTAATCGCTATATGCATAGAGGGAGCTCTCCTGCTCATGCAAAGGGTGTTATTTGTGTAGGTTCAATTAATACTGCTAGTGATCATCGTAGGTCAACGTTTACAAACTATGGAGAGAGGATTGATGTCTTTGCTCCTGGTCAAAATATTCTTTCTATTGGTGGTAATGGAAGTAAGGGAAGGAATAAGGGACCTATTACAAGAGCAGGATATCCTGCAGGGATTGATAACATGCTTACCCTTAGTGGTACTAGCATGGCATCGCCTCAGGTATGTGGTATCCTTGCTTGTGCTGCTACGGGTAGAGAAAGATTTACTAATGATGATGCAATCGGATTCATTAGAAATTTTTCTCGTGATGACTTGATGGACTTTAATATTCTTGGTGCTACTGGTAACAACTACAACATCTCTATTGATAGAGCTCAAACTACATCTCAAGATTACTACTTAACCGGAACAGATAGTAATGGTAATATTAATGGACTTGATCCGACTATAACTATTGATTCTAACGATACTTTGACTATCACTCTTCCTACTGCTGGTAGTGGATATGTTTACTATCAGGTAGATGCTGGTCAAACTAGTAATGGTTATCAAATGACTGATCCTAATAATGGATCTCAGAGTTGGAACCCTACCATAAACCTCACTGTAGGTGACTTACTTGATATGGAGTTATATGCAGACATGACTAGTCATCCAATATATCTTAGAGATAGTAGCGGAAATAATCTTACGACAGGGGTCACTGGTCAGGGAGCTAATTCTCAAGGGAACCAAATTGCATGGGACACAAATGGATATTCAGCTGGAACATACAAGTATCAGTGTGGCGCTCACCCTGGTATGCAAGGAACTATTAATTTAACTGCTGGAGCATCTTGGACTCACCCTCTTTACATTAGAGATTCAAGCGGTAATAACATTCCTGGTGTAACTGGTCAAGGATTTGCTAACAATGCCACTCAAGTTATTTGGACACCGGGAAGTGCATACTCTGGACAGACAGTTAAGTATCAATGTGGTAATCACAGTAATATGGAAGGAAGTATTGTTATAAATGCTGCAAGTAATATAGGACAGCAAGGTGGATATGATGATGTTACTTGCTCAAAAGGTAGTCCTAACCGAGAAGTATTTTGTGACAATCCAAGACCAACTACTGGATATATTTCTGGGTTTAAACAATCTACTTTGAATGGTAGACGCACTACAGATAGAGAAGATAATAATCTTAATTACAATAGACAAATTTACCCAAGAGTCAATGGACTTTATAAACAATAAATAAAAGAGCCTTGCTATTGATGTATGCCAGAAGAAGTCAAAAAAGAAGAACCTAAGAAGAAAGGTATTCTAGGTAAAATTAAGGAGGCAGCAGATGACAAAGAAGAACAGCTTGCTATTCTGTCTACTTTTGTTAGGCTCGGCATCCTTGTTTGGTCTGGCGGAATACTCACGCTGGCATACATCAAACTTCCACCAGCACTTGGAATTCCTGAACAAAAACTAGATCCGACTTTCATAGCCAGCGTCTTCACGGGGGTTTTGGCTACTTTTGGTGTCCAGGCAGCGAAGAAAGCAGGAGAATCTAGCAGCGGTGGCGGCGGTATCAGTAAAGCAGACATGGAAAGATTGATTGCAGCAGCAAAAGAAACTGCACCTTCTCAAACTATTCGTATTGAACAGGCACCAATCAGAATTTCTACAGACGATTCATATAAAATGTAACGGAGAATAAAATGCAAAAAGTAATTAATGTTTTAGCAGTACTATCATTTGTAGGAACTGCCGGTATTGTCGGCGGTGGTACTGCAGTGTATCTCAATAAGGATTCTATTGTTGAGAATATCAAATCTCAAGTTGCTGGTGCAGCAGCAGAAGCAATTTCTGGACAACTTCCTGGAATGATGGACTCTGCAATGCCAGAAATGCCTGCTGCTACTGGTGGTGCTATTCCTTCCCTGCCATTCTAACCATGTCTAATCCAGAAGAGTTAGCACAAAAATATGCTACCGAGCAAGTACCGAGCAAGTCACCAGTCAAAACGATTGCACTGACACTAGGTGGACTCTTTGCCTTGGCACATATTGGTTTGTTGGGTTATGTAATTCATAGACCAGAAGAACCAAAACTCCCTCAGGTTCCTACAATTAATATCCCCCGTGGAGATTATTCATCCTATACCATCAAAGCAGGTAAGGATGGATATGAAATTGAGTATCGTGCGAACGATCCTAAAATTCTACAGTCGGATAGATCCTTAGAACTTCAAAAAAATCAAAGTGGTTTCTTTGGTGGTAAGAAATACGAGAACCGTCGTGAGTATCGTAGTGACCAGTTCACTATGGAGGGCACTAGAAATATGGGAGGTGCAACAGGTGAAGAGGGAAAGTTGACTGCAAAAGAAGCAGAGTGTTTAGTGGCGGACGCTGGCGCACGGAGTCAAGGTGCAATGGCAGGTAGTGCTATTGCTGCTG